CAAGCTGTCATGGGGTAAACAGCTCACCTCACATGAGCATGTGAAGCTGCGCGACAAATTTACTAACAAGTCTCATGGGGGAAAGACTTGCTACTTGTTCCGTTATTCTCTGGAGGATGATTTTAATGAAAATCCTTAATGTTTATTATGGCACCAATGCCTATGATTTTGATGCTCATCCCCATCACTATACTACTAACCCAGCCGCAGATGACAACACTGTGGAATATGCCCTAGAAGTAGCAGAGCAGCATTTACGAGATGGTAAATGTGTGTGGTATTGTGTTCTTGTGACAGAGCTTAATACTCGCACCGGAATGGGGGAAACAAAAACATATTATGGAGGTGTAGCGGAGAAGTCTAAGATTATTCTTAATGCTAAGGCTAAACATGCCCCAAAGCCTCCCTCAGCGCCTCTTAAATGGCCTGCTGATTTTATGAATGCTATTGAGGTTGTTGCATGATTGTTCAAACATTTCTATCCAAACGTCCTGTTCCTGTTGTGGTTCAGGCTTCTTACAAAACTCCGTGGTTTACCCCACAGGAAACCCAGCAGGCAATGGCACGGAAGATTACACCAGCAGAATTCCTGCGCCGTGATGAGCTTATCCGCCTTCGTGCTGCTCAATGTCCATACAAAGCAGGGGACACAGTGTTTCCTGTTAGAAAAGAGGACTATCAACAATATGGGGCGTTTGTTGTCTCTGGTGTTCTTAATTCATACAAGGACACCGCAGTTGATTATGAATGGAGCAAGCAAGACAACCCATTAATTGTCACAATCAAGAGCCTGAAAGACATGAAAACTGTTATGTTCTGTTCTTCTTCATGGCTTGTTAAAACCAACATCCATCTCTCTATGGAAGAAGCTATATGAAAGAGCTAACCATTGCTTTCTCTCCATATGGTAATGCTGATTCTGTCTATCCCTTTGACGAGCTATTTGCTTATAAGCAGGACGCAGCACAGGTGGGGTTTGACGGCGCTGACGCCTTTCTTTTGTGGGGAGGAACTGACATTCATCCCTCTTATTACAACCAAAACCCTAACAAGTTTAGTGGTGCTCCCCCGTCTCCCTCTAACCGAGATCAATGGGAATGGAAGGCTATGCAATATTGCAAAGCTAAGGGCATTCCTATTATTGGTGTTTGTCGTGGGGCTCAGTTTCTTTGTGCTTTTGCGGGAGGTAAGCTCATTCAACATTGTGACGGACACAATAATGGACACCACATGGTTTTAGATGTGTATGGTCATTATTACATGGCATCATCTAGCCACCACCAGATGTTAGATGTGCACGGCACTCAGCATGAGCTTGTTGCTTGGTCTGCACCAGCAAAGAGTTCTTTTTATTATGGAGAAACCAACGAAACACCAAAGCACATAGCAGACGGTCTATCAGCAGGCACGTTCCGAGAGCCTGAGGTAGTGTTCTTTAACAGCATTAATGCTCTTGCAATTCAGGGCCATCCCGAATGGATGCCTGCCCATGACGTTTTTGTGGATAAAACCATTAATTATGTCAATGAATATTTGTTTAGTGGTAAGGTTTGGAAATAATTCCTTAAGGAGAAAATCATGCGTTTAGGTACTGACCCAGAAATCTTGTTGCAAGACAGCAACGGCTCCCCTGTTTCCGTCATAGGCTTGATTAAGGCTGATAAATGGAATCCAATGCAAATCCCAGACATGGCTAAAGGCTTCACCTTACAAGAGGATAATGTTTCTCTTGAATATGGCATTCCTCCCGCCGCGTCCGCCGATGAGTATGTGCAATATATCCAGAGCGTCATGCAAAAGAGCTTGGAATATTTGCCCGGTCTTTCTTTCTCAAAGCTCTCTTGCACCATCTACCCTGAAGAACAGATGCAACATCCGTTGGCTTATGTCTTTGGATGCGAGCCTGATTTTGATGCGTGGACTGGTAAGGTTAACAAGAAGCCCGAGCCTCCTCACCCTTTGATGCGTTCTGCTGGTGGGCACATTCATGTGGAAACAAAGCGCGACCCTTTGGAAGTTGTCCGTAACATGGACTTGTTCTTAGGTGTTCCTTCTGTTCTTATGGACAAAGGTGAACAGCGTAAGCAGATGTATGGTGGTGCTGGTGCTCATCGTGTGAAGCCTTATGGCGTGGAATATCGCACCCTCTCAAACTTCTGGATTTTTGAGGAACGGCTCATTCGCTGGGTTTGGAACCAAACAGAACGGTCTATCAACAGCCAGCACATCGACGTTATGGCAGAACAGGACTTGATTCTTGAGGCCATTAACAACAATAACAAAGCAGTTGCGCAGGCATTGGTTAACCAGTATAATTTGGAGGTGATTTAATGCTATTCATTCCTGAAACAGCGGAAGACATTATCCGCTATTACAAAAATACGTTTGTGAAGTTTAAGGAGACAGGAGACACCCTGTTTTACATTAAACAGGTGAAGGATTCTGTTGTTCATGGTATTTCCCAAGACGGCACTCCCTTTGAACTTTATCTAAGCTCTGCTCATCCATATGAGGTGGACTATGTCTTGCCTCGTAAGAGCTATTTCCAATATGGCCCGCATGCCTGTTTGTTGCAGCGTGTCCCTGCTAAACAATATCAACGAGGAATTTCACAAAACAACGTTTCTCTCAATGCCCTTCGTTCTAATGGGGGACAGGCGGATATGGGCCTTGATTTCTCCATTCTCATGGCCTTTGTGTCTAAACAGGTGTTTGTAAACCTCGACATGGCGGTAAATTCCACACACACCTCAGTGGTTTTGGCTCCTCGCTTTGCTTTTGTGCCTAGCACACGGAAAGTTTATGCAGATTTCTTGTGTGTTGGGCAGCTTTTGACAAAAAGAAAGCATCTCAAGTGCTTTCATAACGTCTTTCGTCCAGAGCTAGAAAAACTAGTCCTTGACACAGAGTATAAAGTGATGTAACATGACTATTGCATACAAATACGGTCTATCAGACTCTCCTTTGAATAACTGCCCGGTGTTTACAGCTGGTGTGGAATGTGAAATTGAGAGTGTTAAGAACCCAAATGAGGATTTTGCAGGGTTTTCAGTCACGGAAGACGGCAGTTTGCGCAATAATGGGGTAGAGTTTATCTCTGAACCGCTGCCTAAGACAGCTTTGCTGGAATGTTTTGACAATTTACATGCAGAAATCCTTTATTATAAGGAGGCAGAAGCCTTTAGCCCACGAACATCCACCCATGTGCACATCAATTGTCGTTCTTTGGAACCTTCTCAGGTAAAAAATCTCGTTCTTTTGTATGCCCTGTATGAGGATTTCTTCTTTGCTATGTGTGAGCAGGGCCGACGAGACAACATTCATTGTGTACCACTGACAGAGACTTATTTGCCTGCTCTTTATGACAAAGACCTTACCATTTTGGTAGATCGGTGGCATAAATACACAGCCTTGAACATTCTTCCCTTAACTAAGCTGGGAACTGTGGAATTTCGACACTTGCAAGGCACCGCAGATACACAACTATTTCAACAATGGCTCACAACTTTGGAGAATCTCTGGACAATGGCTCAACGCGAGACAATTTCAGCAGAAACTTTAGCAGACGAAACACTGCTTAAGGCATGGTGGTGTCAACTCTTTAGCCACAGCCCTCGCATCATGGCACTCTCTCCCTCTTTCAATAACATCATTGCAAACAGTTTGCTTGATGTTAAAATGGCTTTTATCTAAGGCGTTCCAGGCACGGAACGGGTCTATCAACGTCGTTTAATCGACAGAGGAGATATATTATTTGTGGCATCGTCGGGGTAGTTATTAAGGCCAATAATGGTCTTACCAAGCGTATAGAAGATAGCTTCTATAATTTATTGTTTGTTGACACTTTGCGTGGCGACGACTCAACAGGCATCATTGCCGTGGAGAAAGACACAACCTTTCACATCATGAAGGAGGCATCAGAAGCTGCATGGTTTATCCCACAAGCTCAGTATAGCAAAGTAGGTAAGGGTATGTGGACAACAGGAAAGGCCTTAATTGGACACAACCGTAAAGGCACTATGGGCAAGGTTGAGGATGAGAACGCTCACCCTTTTGTTGTTGACGATGACTTTGCAATGGTGCATAATGGAACTCTCACTGGTCATCATAAGCTGGCTGCAACCACGGTAGACAGTGAAGCCCTTGCCATCGTTCTTGCCAAAGCCTTTAAGGAGGAGCATTACAAAGAAGCTTTGGAGGCTCTGTTGCCCGACGTTAATGGTGCATATGCTGTGTCTATCTACGATCAGCGACATAACAAGGTGCGTCTGTTGCGTAACAAGGAACGACCAATGGCCTATGTGGAGACTTCTGACGCATGGTTTTTTGCTAGCGAGGGACTAATGCTACATTGGATTCTTGCTCGTAATGGCTACACTGCACAGGATGTGTCCTCTCTTAAAACTGTACCGGAAGACACCGTAGTTACCTTTGACTTAGACACCAACACTTGTCTTGAGGAGAAAATAACAATAAAAAAATATACGCCCCCTCTCGCCATCACTATGGTGCAGGGTGGGGCTACCCGTACAGCGAAGAAGATTTCCACGGTTACGGAATTTGCTGAGCTATCTAAGACTGCTTTTAAACGTCTGCGTAAATCGTTGATGGGTACAAAGCTGGAATGGTGGGTAGACGACTACATTGAGGCAGGGTTTCCTAAAACCTATGATGAAGGGGAGACGGTGTTCAACATCATGGGCACCGCTAGTAAGATTGATTTTCAGAATACTGTTTTGTCTACCGTAGATATTAACGAGCTTAGGAAAATTCCAGACGATTTGATTGATAGGCTGTGGTGTGGCGACGTAGTGGAGGTTTCTTACAACACAAGTACCCGTAGCCTGTCTGTCTATGTTACCAATGCTTACCCCTTGCCTGTGTCTTATAAAAAGGTTAAGAAGGCTCCTGTCCCCGTTGTAATTGATTCCGTCTACATCCAAAGGAAACTCGATGAACAAGAAAAAACTGTCAATTTTATGCACTAATGGTACCCGCAAAAGCACCAGCCTCAAGGAAATTGCCAAAGGACTATCAACAATTCTAGGGCACAAAGTGCTACGCACAACCAAGCTGTCCTTTAGGCGTAAACAATTCAAGTATGGACAGGGAGTTGATAAGCTCACGCAATATCAGTGGTTTGTAGATCAAGGTATTCCTGCTTTGGAATTTACAACCGATATCCAAACAGCCCTAACATGGTGTATGGAAGGAGGCACCGTTTTTGGACGTAAGTTCTTGAACAGCTCTTGCGGTAAGGGGATTGTTGTGTTTGATAAGGACACCGCGGGAGCATTATGGGGCTGCCCAGTCTACACCCTCTACAAGAAAAAGAAACGTGAATTTCGTGTTCATGTTTTCAAGGACCAAGTGGTAGCTGTTGTAGAAAAGAAACGTAAAAAGGAATGGGATGGAACACAAGACACCAAAATCAGGAACCTTGCCAACGGGTACGTCTTCGTTCAAGACGTGGTGGATGAACCGGCAGGCTTACGAGAGCTGGCGCTCCGAGCAGCTCAGATTAGTCCATCTGACTTTCGAGGAGTGGATGTTGGTTACAACGAAAAGAAAGACGAACTCTTTGTCATCGAAGTAAATTCAGCGCCGGGCATTCAGGGAAACAACATTGGTAAATATTTGGAGGCTATTGTCAATCATGTTTAAATGTAACATCACACACACGAACAAATATTCTGAAATGGGACAGCCAAACCCAATGAAATGGCGGCTCATGTTCAAGGAGGCAGACGGTTCTCTGTCTTCTCAAAGCGGTCTTATTGTTTGTAAAGACTTCTTTAACGATGTAGTGGCATGGAAACAGACAAAGACAGCCTTTAAAATTTACAACTTTGACAATCAGGTGAAGTTTAATGACGAGGGAATGTATATCATCTTGTCTAACATTGCTGACAAGGTAAAATTCACCGAGAACATTCTCAAGGGAATTAACCCTCAGCTACAGGAGGACCTAGGAGTTTCCATCAAGGTCTATCAGCAGGGTCGTGGACGTGTAGTTGTCTTGCTTCCTCATGAAGTGTGGCAAAGCACTTATCACATCAGCCTTGTGTCCATGCTCATTCGCCTGAGCAATTATGCAGCAACATACACCTGCTGGGAGGATTTTTACGCACCGGATGCTCCAATGAACACTATTGAGCATGCCTTTTCTACACAGGCTAAAGAATTTACCCTAAAACATAGGCTCTCTTTGCCAAAAGAAGTGGCTGGTTGCTGGTATTTCTCTCGTTTTGGGTATACCTCTAAAAGTAAATATGACATAGAGAGCAACATTGTCCACAATAACGGGGCTACTGACTGGGCTCGTGCCTATAACGAATTGAAGGAAGAAGAATGAAGTGCCAAAGCTGCGATAAAATTTTGTCTACACAAGAAGCCACCCGACGCTTCAAAGAAAGCAACACATTTGTCGATCTCTGTAATAAATGTTTAGCTACAATTGACGACACAATCGAGACAGTTGACAGCAAGAACTTGAATGAACATGATTATGATGACGATTATTAAAAATGGGACGCTTTGTAAAACATGAGAGTTGTAGTCGCTGTGGAAGCAGGGACAACCTTGGCCGCTATTCAGATGGAAGCGCCTTCTGTTTTGGGTGTGGTTATTATGAACGCGGGTCTATCAGCCAATTTGTAAAGGAGAGAGAGCATGGGCAAAGTGAAAACGAAGATGATTATGGACGAATTCCACGTGGGGACGGCGAAGGAGTACGACCACGCCTTCCCGATGATGCAAGCAACATTATTCGCGGAGCCGGTAGGGAATGGCTTGCAAAATACAACATTACCGCCTTGGAAACACTTAGAGCTGGATGGAAATGGTCAGACAGCTGGGAACAACTTCTTTTCCCCTTCTATGACAGAGGCAAACAACTCTGCTGCCTCCAAGCCCGAAACTTTAATCCTCAACGCGCAAGCAAAGCCAAGTATTACAACCAAGGAGAGAAAAGCGAGAGCTGGACAATTTACAAACACACAAGACCCATTAACGCAAGAGAAGCTGAAGAAAGCTTTAGCGGAGATGGAAGCTTTTTACAAGAACGACCCCGTTCCCTTCTAATTCTCACTGAGGATGCTGTTTCTAGCCTCGTAGTGGCCCGTACAAGCGACGCAATGCCCCTCCTTGGTACCCACATAGCCAAAGAGAAATTAATGGCTCTAAGGGGCTTCTATGACCAGCTTGTTGTTTGGCTCGACAGTGACAAATACCGTGAGGCTAGGCAAATTGCTGACCAAGCAAAATTGATAGGGTTTGATGCTCGTGCTGAGTTTACGTCGCTCGACCCCAAAGATTTGTCTAATGATGAAATTAAGGAGAGATTGAAATGAACACACCACTACCAGAGCCTGCGGTCTTAAACACGCACATACCGACAGGCATAAAAATCTACGGCTACACCGAAGCCCAGATGCACGAGTACGGTGCTGCTGAATACAAGCGTGCGATTGAGGATGCTGCACAAGTGTGTGACGGCCTTCAAGATGTTCCAGCAACAGAAGCGCGGCACTGCGCACAGGACATCCGTTTACTTGGAGCCGCATCATGAGCGAAATCTGGATAAGCATGAGGGAGAAGAAACTGAGCGACACGCTAACGCTGATGACCGATACGCTGACACCATCGACGCAGCCCACAACATCAAGGAGCAGCCATAAAATATATTTTACAAAGGGCTTGACAAACAAGGGCAGAGTATGTTATACTGAATATATAAGATACTTATAAGTATCTTAATAAGTATTATTGTAATAAGGAGAATATATATTGTACCTGAACTAAGTGTAATTAAGTGTTTGTTAGATTACAACACATGGGAAACTTACAAGGATTCTCTGTCTGTTAAAGACTTGTCCAAAGAAGTTCAACCCTTCTATTCTGCTCTTGATTCTTTTCATCAGCAGAACACTGCTAAAACCCCACTGTCTGTGGGTGACTTGTCTAACCTCGTGTTAGCAACGTCTCACAAGGATCGAGACTATAACATAGGTGTCTTGGAACAGCTTGAAGGTCTATCAGCAAGGCCTGACACCACAGCAATCTTGATTCAATCCATCCTGTCTAACAAAGCTCTCAAGGAAATCTCCTTGGCTGCTTATGACGTAACTGAAGGCAGGCTGGACCCAGCAAAACTGAGAGAGATGTTCCAAGACTTTCTTGGACAGGAAGAAGCAGCTTCGCAAGAGGAAGCTGTAGAGTTTGTAACAGATGATTTAGAGGAGCTTGCTAGTGGAGCAATCACGACTCACGGACTACGCTGGAGACTTTCAACACTTAACCAAGTGTTGGGAAGCTTACGTAAAGGGGATTTTGGATTTATCTTCGCAAGACCAGAGACTGGAAAGACTACTTTTCTTGCAAGTGAAACTACTTACATGGCAGAGCAGCTAGACGAGGATGCAGGACCTATTGTCTGGTTTAACAATGAGGAGCAAGGAAGTAAAGTAAAGCTGAGGTGCTATCAAGCTAGCCTAGGCCTCACCATGACAGAGCTTCTTGCGGACCTTCCAGGCAACCGGGAGGCCTACATGGAGAAAACTCATGGCAAGCTTAAACTATACGACAGTGGGAACATTCATAAGAACACTGTGGAAAGTCTATGCCGCCGGTACAAACCGTCATTGATTATCTTTGACCAAATAGACAAGATTCATGGATTCACAAATGATCGTGAGGACCTCCGCCTAGGAAGCATCTACGTGTGGGCTAGAGAGCTTGCAAAGAAGTATGCCCCCGTCATTGGGGTGTGTCAGGCTGATGGCACTGGAGAGGGTGTTAAGTGGCTTACAATGGGACATGTTGCTAATGCTAAAACTGCCAAGCAAGCTGAGGCTGACTGGATTGTAGGCATCGGCAAGGTTCCTGACCAAGGTTATGAGAACATTCGCTACCTCCATGCCAGCAAGAACAAGCTGCTAGGGGACAGCGATTCCATAGGCGACCAACGCCACGGCAAGAGAGAAGTTTTAATCCGCCCGGAGAGGGCACGTTACGAGGATATCTGATGCGTTTTCCGAAACATAGAAGTGACATGTTCATTGTCATGCGTGAGACTTATTACAACAGCGACATTGTGTATGACCAGCTTAAGGACTCCACCCCAGTCGGCGTGTTTGTCAAATGGGAGGATGCAGACGACTTTCGAGGGGCCTGTGAGCAGGAATTTAAAGAGAAAGGGTTTGATGAAAAGGACTACTATTTCTCCGTTGTCTTGTCAACCTATTATGAGGGCTAAATATGAGTACCTACACCCCTGACCATTGGGTCATTGTGAAACTAGAGGGAGAGAAAGTTACTGGAGGAGTCTTATACAAGGTATTAGCTGGTTGGTATGGAGGCTATGTTGGTTCTGATAGTTGGAAGCTCAATAGTGGGATTACTAAAATAGTAGACAAAGGAGACTATTATGTCATTGAGGGTTATTCAGGTAGTCGTTATCTATGCTTCAAGGACTCAGAACGTATGGGCAGTTACACCGCTAGTATTTTTAAAGACCTTGGAGCCAGCTTAGAGGGGGAGGCTACACTTGAGGTTGTGCCCATAGAAGCTATTCTAGACATATTTAAATGAGGGAAAATGAATACAAACAAGCAAATTAGATTTCTTGCCATTGAGGCTGGACTTATCTCGACAGAATACAATGGTTTTGACCAGATTGAGTTAACAGGAGCACAACGAAAGTTTGCTGAGTCAATTATCCGTGAGTGCGCGAAACTCACATTAGATTTTAAAAATGACGAGCATTATAGTGGTTGGCTAGACTATCGTGACGAGATTAAGAAACATTTTGGAATGAAATGAACATTCTCTCCTTGGACACCGAAACGTCCATTTTCAACAAAGGGAATTGTTATGATAAACGGAACAATCTTGTCTGCTATAGCTTTGCTACTGACACTGGGACTAATGGTGCTGTACAATGGCCCGAGCAGGGACCCCAGTTGGTTCGATTATTGGACGCTGCAAATCTTGTTGTGGGTTTCAATTTTAAGTTTGATCTTCATTGGTTCATAAAAGAAGGCGTTTATGAACTAAGAAATAAACAGGTATGGGACGTACAAATTGCAGAATTCATCCTGTCCAATCAAACTCTACGCTTTCCCTCTCTTAACGAGACATGTGAGAAATATGGCATTCCCTTAAAGACGGACATTGTTAAGGAGGAATACTGGAACAAGGGGATAGACACAGCGGACATACCATGGACCATCCTATCTGAGTATGCCGAGCATGATGCTGTAATCACGCTGCAATGCTATCATGAGCAGAGAAAGCTTATGACACCAGCACAGGTAAAGCTGTGCTACCTGATGTGCCAAGACCTTCAAATCCTACAAGAGATGGAAATGAACGGCCTTCCTTTCGATGAACAACTTTGTGACACTAGATCACTGGAGGTAGATGACCAAATATCTGCGTACAAGACTGCCCTCGCCAATATCTATCCTAATATTCCCATTAACTTTGGTAGTAATGACCATCTGTCTGCCTTTCTTTATGGCGGTGTGGTTAAAGAAGAGGGTAAAGAGCATGTCGGATTCTTCAAAACAGGGGAGCGTAAGGGACAGCCCAAATACAAAAACATAATCATTGAGCACATCCTGCCTAGGCTGTATGAACCTCTAAAGGGTTCGGAGATGCAGAAGGAAGGAATCTTTGCTACAGATGAGGGAACTCTCCGCAAGCTCAAGGGTAAGAAGGGGGTGATACAACAAATCCTAGAGCTGTCTAAGCTGGAGAAGCTTAATGGAACCTATTACAAGGGACTGGTTAAGCTTCGCAAAGAAATGAATTGGGAAGAAGGAATTTTACATGGACAATTCAACCAAACCACTGCTCAAACCGGAAGGCTTAGTAGCTCCCGCCCCAACCTGCAAAACTTCAGCTCCGACCTGCAAGACATCTTCATCAGCACCTATGTGGACTGATCTTGTCTACCGCCTACGGAAACGTGCTGAGATTCGACGGCAGATTCCTAGGGGAGAGCCAGACCGTATTGCAGATTTATTAGAAGAAGCAGCGAAAGCTCTAGAAAGTGTAAATGAACAAAGAACTAGAACATCTTGAATATAACGACAGCATTGTTAATTTTATTAGCATTATTAATCAGCATGGGGCACAGAAGGTTTTACATGATGTGCAGGCCTATTATCCGGGCTTCTTTGATGAAATTAAAATCCAAATCAATCGCTTCCCTGTTAAACCAGTGGCGGCGCTCCTAAGGAAATAGTCGCTTGAGTACAAGCTCCGTGGAAAACACTGTAGTAAATACAGAGGAGGATGCCCTACCATGCTGATTCAATGTGACGCGAGTCAGTTGGAATAGCTACGATTGGCGTACTATTTTACAACTAGCAAATGACCAAGTAGGGATTGATGAAATTATAAGTGGAGAAGACACCCATGCAAAGAATCAAACTGCTTTTGACCTTCCTTCTAGGCTCATTGCTAAGATTTTCCTCTTTAGAACCATCTTCCGAGGTAGTGGCTGGAGTTTTGCTAATGATCCTGATTTCATGCATGTATCTAGCTCGTCCAAGTTTTGGGACGGGATGAATGAGAAATTTTACAAGAAGTATAAAGGCATTGATGAATGTCACAGCAAATGGAAGGACATTGTTGTAGCGGGAAGGCCTATAGAAGGCCCTATGGGACGTTCTTGGACAATCCCCATGGGTAGGGACTATAAAGGGGAACTAAAGGTTCCTTGGACCACTCTCTCAAACTACCCTGTTCAGGGCACAGGAGCAGACGTAATGATGATGGCTAGGATTATGGCTTACAAACGTATTAAACAAGCTAAAATAGATTGCCTGTTTCGTTCCACTGTCCATGATTCTATTTGTGTAGATACACATGCTTCCAATGCACAGGCTCTAGCCAATCTCTTTGCTCAAGTCTTTGATGATTTACCTATGGAAATCTACAAAGTATTTGGGTATGAGTGGGTAGTGCCTATGGCATGTGAGACTAAGGGTGGCCCCAACATGAAAGACCAAAAGAAAGTTTTACGAAACGATAAATAATACTTGACAAGACAGCCTAAAGTATGGTATACTGAAGGTATGAACACATTAAAATTAACACAGAGACTTCTACGAAACTCAACACTCGATCCCGAAACAGGTTGTTGGAATTGGGATAATAGTAAGAGTAGATGGGGATATGGACATATCAATGTAGCTGGAAAGATAAAACTAGCACATCGCGTTTCTTATGCCACATTAAATGGCGCTATCCCAGATGGCCTGTGTGTTTTGCACAGGTGTGATAATCCTGCTTGTATTAACCCAGAACATTTATTTTTAGGAACTAATGCAGATAATGTAGCAGATAAGGTAAAGAAAAACAGACAGAGTTTAATAGGACAGGGAAAAGGAGAGAAACACACTATGTCGAAGTTGACAAACAAAGATGTATTGAATATCCGTGCTTCCTCTTTGTCCCAAAATAAGTTAGCGGCTATGTATCATACAACGCAGTCTAACATTAGTTTAATCAGAAGTCGTGCTCATTGGGCACATATTTAAGGAAATAGTATTTATGAACGTAACCATTCTCTCGGTAGAAGTTAAAACAATTCCGACGAATAAAGGGAGCTACCAAAAAGCAGAGGTAGCTTATAAGAATAATTCTTTTCAGGGTAAAGTAGAGGGTAAAGCCGTGATGAGCTTTGGTGCTACAGCAGGTGCCTTCAAGACTCTCTCACAGGCACAGAGCGGAGAGACTTATGAGGTGGAGGTTGTCAAGAATGCTGCTGGCTATAATGATTGGACCTCCCTGACACCGGCAGGTCTATCAACAGCCCCAGGAGCAGCTCCTGCTGCGACAACCAACAAACCATCTACAGCAACCCCAGTACGAAGCACCTATGAAACGCCTGAAGAACGTGCAGCTAAGCAAGTTTACATTATCCGTCAGTCTAGTCTTAGTGCTGCTGTCTCTACTCTGTCTGTGGGTGCTAAAGTCCTTAAGCCCGACGACGTTATCACTCTTGCTACCAAGTATGTAAACTTTGTTATGGGTGTTAAGGACAAGGGTGCTAGTGGGTTTGAAGACATCCCTGACTTTGCTGATGAAGAGTTTCCAAGTCCTAATTAAAATCTTCCTAGAGAGTTGTCTAATTGTGGGTTTGTTTGCTGGAGGGGTTTGGACAGGCAATAACTATGCTGAGCTTGTAGCCCCCCTTCCTGAACAAACCAACCTATGCTATGACACTCCTAAATATGAAGCGTGGGTTGCTCACAAAAATGGGTTCTCTCGTTGCTTCTTTGAACAGCGCTCCTATCCTCATAGGGTGAGGGCGTCTCACATAGAAAGGGAAGAATGATTGTTTTAGTAGATGGAGACATAGTATGCTACCGCTCCGCTGCCTCTTGTGAACCAAGCAAGGCTAGGGACTGGGTAGAGCCCCTAGAGGTGGCTATAATGCGCGTAGACGACCTTATGCGTCGCATCCTAGAGGAGACACAGGCTACCTCCTACAAAGCCTTCCTGACAGGCTCTGACAACTTCCGTATGGAACATAACCCAGAATACAAGGCCAACAGAAAGGATGTGGTACGGCCTCGGTGGTTGCAAGATTGTCGTGAACATTTGGTTATGGAATGGAAGGCCTCTGTTCAGGATGGACAGGAAGCTGATGATGCTATGGGCATTGCTCAATGCGAGGCCGAGCTAGGATCAACGATCATAGCGAGTATTGACAAAGACCTTCTTTGCATTCCGGGGAAACATTACAACTTTGTAACAGGAGAGTTTCGTGAGCAATCTGCTATTGATGCTTGTCGTCATTTCTATTGGCAGCTTATTATGGGGGATCGGGGTGATAATGTTTTTGGCTACGATGGCAAAGCCCGACAGACAGTTCCCAAATTTATGGAACTCATTATGGCTGAGCTGTCTAGCTATGATAGGGAGTCAGACATGTTTGATTTTGTTAAGTCTCTATATGCGGACGACGACAGGCTTCTAATGAATGGGCGCTGTTTATGGATTAGGCATGCGGAAGGAGAGGTATGGAAATTCCCCCACTAAAAGATTTCTATCATGCAGTGCGAGTAATCTATGCTCTCTGTAAAGAGACCGACTGGATATATGATGAAGTAGTTACAGAGTTTATTAAACATCAAAAAAACAATCCAACCGGCAGTTTAAACGATCAGGTACAGTCGGCATTCATGGCCGCTGCTCATAAATGACCAAATGGAGTCCTGCTCGTAAAAAAGCCTTCATTGTTTCTGTTTTACGGAGCGGTACCCAGCGTTACCCTCCTAAATATGAAACTTTGAACGAGGCTAAAACAGAAAAGAAAATAAACAACAAGAGTGGGAGACTTGCCCAGCATTTTCAATGCGCTGCTTGTAAGAAGGACTTCCCTGCAAAGGATGTTCAATGTGATCATGTCCTTCCAGTTGTAGACCCCAAGCAGGGGTTTGTCTCATGGGATGTTTACATCGAACGTCTCTATTGTGAGAAAGAGAATTTCCAAATCCTCTGTCGTGACTGCCATCATTCCAAAACACAGAAAGAAAAGAAAACACGTGCTAATAAATAAATCAGTGGAGCTAGAGAATGGCTCTGTACAATTTAATGGAGAACTTAGTCAGCAAGAGCTTGACCTCGTTCTCACAATGGGTCTTAATTATCTTCTTGCTAAAGGCGCTGTACCGTTTACCAGCAAGCAGAAGGAAGACGTTCATCAAAATCAAAGTGGGTTTGAGCAATGAAATGTTTCCTTAAATGTTTAGGAAGTCTCCTCTTCTTACCTCCTTTTATACTCCTATGGATGTGGATTGTGTTCCTTCTTATTGTACTTGCTCCTGTAAGAGGTATGATATGGATTGCTGGATGTTCTGATCCAAGTGAGTCTTTTATAGGGCTATGGGTAGACGTAAGTTTAGATTTTTTAGAATGGTATCAACAGCTATGAGTAAAATCTTAGTATTACCTGACGTGCAGGCGAAACCGGGGACAGACTTCGCCTACCTGAATAAGATAGGCCGATATATGGTGGATAAGAAGCCTGACACCGTTGTGTGCCTAGGGGACTTCACTGACATGCCTTCTCTATCTTCCTATGACCAAGGTAAGAAGAGCTTTGAAGGACGACGTTATTTAGCAGATATTGAGGCTGCTAAGGATGCTATGTGTGCTTTCTTATCCCCTATGTGGGAGTTTAATGCTAAGGCTAAGAAAAACAAGGAGAAGCAATATCACCCTCGGATGGTGCTCACACTCGGAAACCACGAGAATCGAATCAATCGAGCTGTCAATGATGACCCAAAACTAGAAGGAGTCTTAAGTGTCGATCATTTGGGATATGAGGGATTTGGATGGGAGGTGGTTCCCTTCCTTGACGTTATCGTTATTGATGGTGTGGCCTTTTCTCACTACTTTGTCACGGGACTCATGGGCCGTCCTGTCACGTCAGCTGCGGCCTGTCTTACAAAGAAACACCAATCGGTCATACAGGGCCATCAACAGGGTCTTCAAATCGCCACTGGTTACAAGGCTGATGGAAGCCTTCTGACAAGCGTTATAGCAGGCAGCTGCTATGAACATAATGAAGACTATATGAGCTGGCAAAGCAATAACCATTGGCGGGGCTTTCTCATGCTGCATGACGTACAGGATGGAGCCTTTGATTTGATGCCTGTAAGTTTGTCTTATATTAACAAGAAATATTCATGAAAGTTGTTCCACAGAAAGTAGACCTTATTAACCACATGGGGAACGACCTGTCTGTTGTCAATGCAGCCCGTGTTAGTTTTGGTAAGGTTGTTACAGAGCTTACAGAGAAAGATGTTAGGCTCATAAACTATCTTGCTAAACACAACCATTGGACTCCGTTTGCTCACACATCAATCACCCTACGCATTAAATGTCCCATCTTCGTCGCACGTCAATTAGGCAAACATCAAGTTGGTTTGGTATGGAATGAAGTCTCTCGTAGGTATGTAGATGAAGAGCCGGAATGGTTTCTTCCTACGAGCTGGCGCTCTAGTCCAGAAACTAACATCAAGCAAGGTAGTGGACAAGCACTCGTTGAATATGACAACACAAAAATACGGAGGATTGTTAGTGCTTGCTTAGAAACTTATCTGCACATGATTGACATAGGGGTGGCTCCTGAACAGGCTCGTATGCTCTTGCCTCAGAACATGATGACAAAGTTTATCTGGACAGGTTCTCTTGCTGCTTTTGCGAGAGTTTGTAAGCTTCGTCTTGATCCACATACCCAGAAAGAAACACAAGATGTTGCGAAAGAGATCAGCACAATTCTTGAATCCCTTTATCCCCACAGCTACAAAGCTCTTATGGGAGAAACAAATGATTAACGAAAAAGACATTAAAGACTACAAAGACAACGAGCATGTTCAGCCTGACCCGGTGAACCATCCAAAACATTACACATCACACCCTTCTGGCATTGAGGCCATTCAAATCACAGAGCACATGTCTTTCCTTATGGGCAACGCTATGAAATATCTCTGGCGTGCTGATTTGAAGAATGGTTTAGAAGACCTTAAAAAAGCAGCATGGTACATCAACCGTGAAATAGAAAAACGAACAGAAGAAAACACAATCCATGACTTTAAATGACTACCAACAACAGGCTATGGCCTTTCGTCTTCCTACGGCAGACTCTCTATATGCTCTGCTTAACCTTTGCAGTGAGGTGGGAGAGCTTCAAGGCCTCATTGCCAAAACTATTCGGGACGGCGTAGACGAAGAAAACTATCCAACCCTTCTGAAGAAAGAGCTAGGAGATATTCTGTGGTGTCTCTCTGCTGTCTGCTTAGACAATGGCTATCTCTTGGAAGACATTGCTAAAACTAACATTGCCAAACTTGCTAAACGTAAGGAAGCAGGGACCATTGGTGGTATTGGTGACAACCGTTGACATGGAAGAACTCAAACAACTAATCATCCACAACCTTGATATTGAAGAACTGATGGACATTCTCGGAATGGACATAGCAGACTTAGTAGAAAAGCTAGAGGATGAAATCAATGAGAATTTTGACGAGCTAATGAAGGCTGTACAATGAAAGACAACAACCATTCTCCCACAGAGTCTACAGAGAAGAAGCATTACAAAAAGAGCTACCTTGTTCGCCTCTTAGAGGAGAAGGAGGCTTCCCAAGAGATTGAGCGATGTATTGCCTACGATCAGGAGGATTTGAATTATGAAACCTACCCCAGCAGAAAACCTGATTAGCCCTTACATCTGTAAGAAACATCGACAATGGATGAAGAAGGGGGTTTGTATCATTTGTGAAAACGAACGAACACAAGCCCTATATAATTATAAACAAGAACGGGGAATTAAAGAAGTTCCCATTAAGGTTTTAAAGTTGTGAGTATTTTTAGAAACGCATTCGCGGAGAACATTTTCAAACTGAAGTATGCCAAGTTTCCCGGAGAGACATGGGAACAGCGTGCTGCTGACATTGTAGAGGATGTGTGTGGAACACAATGGGGTAAGAGTCAGGCCCTTATGTGTAAAGAAGACCGTGACCAGCTAGAGCAATATATCCGAGAGATGAAGATGATTCCGGGTGGTCGGTATATTTGGTATAGCGGACGCGGACATTCCTATTTCAATAACTGCTTTTTGCTACGAGCAGAAGAGGACACACGAGAGGAATGGGCTGCTGTCATGCAGCGCTCTGTAAGCTGTTTAATGACAGGAGGAGGCATTGGTATTGACTACAGCATTCTGCGTGCTAAGGGCAGCTCTCTGAGCCGTACAGGGGGCATTGCTAGTGGTCCTCTTCCTTTGATGCAGATGGTTAACGAAGCGGGGCGAGGTGTGATGCAAGGAGGCTCACGACGTTCTGCTATCTATGCCTCTCTCAATTGGAAACATGCAGACATTCAGGACTTCCTCACCATTAAGAACTGGGACGAGCTTACACGACAACAGAAAGCCATTAATTTTAATTATGCTGCTCCGCTCGACATGACTAACATTTCTGTTAATTATGACGATGCAAGTCTAGGAGGTTATACAAAAGACGTTAATGGCAACGTAATTGCAAGTGAACTTGCAACCAACCCCGTCTTCATGCAGAATGTCCGACAGGCAATGGAAACGGGTGAGCCCGGTTTCTCTTTCAACTTTGGAGACAAACAGAATGAAACCCTACGTAACGCTTGTACAGAAGTTACAAGCGAGGATGATTCAGATGTATGCAACCTTGGTTCTATTAACCTTGGTAACATCACTTCTCTTGAGGAATTCAAATCGGTGGTATCACTGGCATCTAAATTCCTTGTCTGTGGAACCCTTCGCGCCGACCTTCCATATGAAAAAGTCTATAAAGTTAGGGAAAAGAACCGTAGGCTTGGTTTGGGACTTATGGGCATTCACGAGTGGCTCCTCAAGCGAGGACACAACTACGAAGTCGTCCCAGAACTCCACGAATGGTTGAAGGTCTATCAACAGGAAAGTGAAAGGGCAGCAAATGAACATTGCGACAGGTTCTATATTTCTCGACCCGTGGCTTACCGAGCAATTGCACCAACAGGAAGTATTGGAATTTTGGCGTCTACTTCAACAGGTGTTGAGCCGCTTTTTGCAGTTGCCTACAAGCGACGTTTCTTATCTGAAGGAACTAAATGGAAGTATCAATATGTTGTTGATGGAACAGCTGCAACTCTCATTAAAGACTTTGGAGTCGATCCCAGTAAAATAGAAAGTGCTATTGACCTAAGCGAGAATTATGAACAACGAATTAAATTCCAAGCGGACATACAAGATTACGTTGACATGTCCATCTCATCCACTATTAACCTACCTAGTTGGGGAACAGCGGGAAACTCTCCTGCCACTGTTTCTAAATTCACTAAAACTCTCGCTAAATACGCCCCACGGCTACGTGGCTTTACCTGTTACCCAGATGGAAGTCGAGGAGGTCAACCCCTAACCTCTGTGCCATATGAGGAAGCTCTTAAGCACAAGGATGTTGTCTACGAAGAAGCTCTAGACATTTGTGACATCAGTGGTAAAGGAGGTAGCTGTGGTGTTTAATAAAGGAAACTATGTTTAGTCTTGTTCTTGATTTTCTAACCGGTATGGCCGTTGGCATCGAATGGATGGGTTTTGATCCAGACGATGAAGAAGGGGTTGCATGGGCACTTGTGTTCCATCTGTTAATCCTTCGTGTTTCGTTTGTTAAATATGTAGACGAAGAAGCCTAATAAATTATAGGCAAAAGAAAGCCGCTAGTCCTGTGAAGGATATAGCGGCTTTTTTGCGTCTTAGTTTTCTAAGAACTGTGCTTTCTCTGTCATACGTCTTCCAATGATTTCCTTGGGAATCCTCCACCTGTCAAACTCAGCAGCAGCTTTGTCAAACATTCGTAGGTTGATAAAGCGCAGCATTGTAGAACGACGGAAGGCATTAACCCCCACATTGAAGATGAAAGAAGCAAGAGCGTCATATTGCTTTTGTGTTAGAGGAACCAACACATATTTGTCTAACGCTTGCTCCACTTCGTCTAGGTCGTCCTTAAGAGCGGCTGCAACTTGGCCATCTGTCCACGCAAGAAACTCATGAACCTCAGGGCCTGTATGCCCAACACCAATTGTCCAAATGCCTTTAGTGTCTTTGTAGGCCTTGTTCCTCTTACCCTCTCTGGCTGTTAGACGGGCAATGCCATCATCAGAAACCTTCATTGATTAAACTCCGTAGAAATAAGTTTTTGCATACGAGCAGCATTCAGGATTTCTTGTGGACTTCCTTCCTTCTTCAAGATGCGCTCTGACTTGGTTGTAAACTCCTTCACTACCTCTGCTTCAGCCTGTGCATCAGAAATCTCCTTACCAGTAAGTTGGTTGTATAGGGTGCTACGTGCATTTGCAGTTTTAAGGTCTCCTCTGCGTACAGCGTCATAGTATTGTCCCACTAAGGCTCCACTCTTCTGTTTGAGAACTTGATCAGCATGTTCTGTAGCATAAGCCACTTCAGATTCCACCACTTCCTTCTGACTACGCAATCCCCATCGTCTAGCCGCAATTTCCTCTGGAGTACGGGCATATTTACCCTCTCTCGCAGCAAGGTCAGTAGTTTTCATAAACACTTTCTTGCCGTCAGGGCGTTCAATAAACGTATGGTCTTTCATGAACGGGGCCGTCTCAAGAAGGCCCTGGAGACCTGTGGGAATACTCTTCATACCAGACTGAGCCCATTTCTGGGTGTTGGTGGGATCAAGTACAGCAGACCCCAAGGCTCCTACTTGTTTAGCAATATCTACAGCAGGTCCTACAGGGCTTTGAGCCATAGCCCCCATACCAGGAGCAGCTACACGAGAAGTAAGACCAAGGCCGGTGTTTTCAGACAAAGCACCATACACGGCGCTCTTCCCTAGGGTTTCCATCATCCACAACTTGGGATCAGACAATAGAGGACTCTTCTGCATTTCAGCCCACATTCCTGTAGGAGCAAGGTTGTCCTTTAGGAACATGAAAAGCTTGTAGGTGTCGTCCATATAAGGAAGTCCCATAGCACCTGCAACAGCTCCTTGTAGGGCCAGAGAGACTATTAAAGGAGCAGGATTCTTGTTCTTAAATGCCTCATGGCCCATGTAAGCATACTGATTGTAGAAGCTCATGGGATAGGTTTGCAAAGTGTTCAGGAAATTACCAGCACCTCCAAGTTTACTAAACACCATAGGACGTTCGGTTTCTCGGTAGTCCACCATACTCTTGTTAACATACTCCTCAGCTTTCTGGAACATTTTATTGTGGTCAGAAAACTTACCCGAATCTTTCAACATTTGAGCATAGGTCATGAAGGCCATACTACGCACCATCACCTCAGGAGCAGTCATGGTTTTACCAAGAAGCTCCCCCACTCGTGCCACTCCACCAAAACTACCTGCAAGCGGCCCCTCATCATAAATAGAACGTGAAGTTACCCCATTGTTTTCTGCATACTGAAAAGCCTCTTTGAAGAATCTGTTAGGTAATAGAGAAGTGTATTCTCCCCCTAAAGCTTTAATGTAATGAGAGGCAGTCATGGCGATGCCCGTAGGAACCCCAACAGCCAAAGCTATAGCTGGGTTGCCTTTGAATCCCTTAGTGTGTAAGTCTGCAAGATAAGGCAAAACATTACTAGTTTGAATCATGTTAGCCATTGAGTAGCCAGCAGACGCCCCTAGTTTCTGTAGAATGAATAAGCTTTTAATACTACCAACAGCTTCATTGACTACCTTTGGAGAAACTCCTAAACCCTCACGGAACGAGTCTTCCAACTGCCGCATGGCTTTAGACTCACCATGGCCAATGGCATTCTTGAAATATTCCCTAATGTATTTAACATTGTTAGGCTGTTGGCCTTGTAACCTCTCATCTGAAATGATGCCTTTGAGGGAGTCAGCAGCTTTTTGCATCTCTGACCAGCGATAGGCATTCTTAGCATATTGGATTTGTTCTTGGAACATTGCCAAGGCCTCTTTTGGGCCTTCAAATCCAGGACGCTCTCCAACAAAGCCCTTGATTCCGGCCTTATGTTCAAAATGCTTAGACTGTGCTAGGACAGCTTCTGCCTCAGTAGTGGATTGCTCTTCAATAGCCTTACGAATCTTTTCCACCGCAGGATCGTTCCTTCCAAGCAAGTCCAACATAGTTGTGTACATGCTCTGGAGATCGGTCTTACCCGTAGCAGAAGAGACTACATGATCTTTCTTAGGGTCCACCACCAAGGCTGGGAACTTCTTAAGCAGGGCTTTTGTTTGCTGTTCCAAACCAAGTTTAGAATTGGCAGCAAGATACCAAACAAGGTTTCCCTTAGCATCATGTATAGGACGACGGAAGTCTCCCCTCCAACGTGAAGCCATATAAGCCTCATTGGGAGAAATAGGTTCCTGATTCTTAGCAGCCCTCGCAGCATTCTGAGCAGCCAACGTATCGTCAAACATGTTACGCATATTCACATAGGCGTCCAACTGTTTCACTGTGAGCATAGACTCCAGCAAATCAGAATCAAACCTACGGCCCTGTCTAGCCTCGTCCATCATAATGTCAGAGAGAGTTTTGAGGTCGGCCTTAGGCAGGACACGCAGGGCATGTTCAGCTGGGAATACAAACTGACGAATGGCCTGTTCACTACTCTTAATACCATTTTGAATGATTTCAGAAGCAGCTTTAATGGCAGCAGAACCTGTCTTCATAGCGGCAGAGGTTGCTCCGCTTTGCATGTAGGTCCACAGCTTCCCATCCCGTCCCTCAGACAAGGCTTTTTCTACCACATCGGCAGCTACAGGATTGGGAGGAATGCGAGTAACCTCTTCTCTAGAAGACATGTTGTCTAGTTGTGCTTCTTCTTGCTTACCAAAATAAACACCGCCGCCTTGTTTACGGGTACGGGTGTTGAAAGGAACAGGCTTTTGCTTATTGGTTAGAGCTGTCTCAACATTCTCACGAACTTTAGCAACCTTTTCTTGTGCCTTCTCAAGAGCTTTAATTTCTGTAACAAGAGCTGTTGCACGAGTAGTACCAGCAGCAACTTGCTCCTTCAAATCAGAAACAAACTTCTCTTGTTTAGCAAGCTCCTTCTCTGCCTTCTTAACAAAGGGATGCTCTTCTAGCTGACGTGCAACCTGCTCTTTAAAGTTCTGTGTGTCAAAGCCTTCTTGACGAGAGCCGATATCAAACAAACCTTTCTGACTTTCATCTACCTGACGAAGATATTGATCGTAAGCCACATCAACCTGCTCATCCTTAGGCATTCTAAACCCCGTTCCCTTGCTAGGCATATCTGGAGTTTCGGGTTCTGCTAAGTTCTTTAAAACTTCTAAAAACTCAGGCTTAGTTAGAGCCCGTTCAGCACTTTTAGCACTTCCGGGTGGATTTACCTCCACAGGCTCTCCCTTAATGTTCTTAAAAGGAGTTTCTGTTATAGGAGCATTTTCTTCGGGAACACGAAGGTCAGTGTAGGCCCTGTGCATGTTAGTTTCTGGAGCAAACAGATCAGCTTGGATTTCTCCTCTTCCCTGTTCAACAGGAGGCTTAGGAGCCTCAGCAACAGGCTTAGCCGCTTCTCTTGCCATCTGTGCTTCTTGTAGAGCCTTCACCGTGGGGTTGTCAGAAGTTTTCGGACCCTTGCTGCCCATAGCAGCTCCCATACCACCACCAATCAAACCAGCAACAGCTGCATCAGAGAGGGTGGGCTCAAAAGCAGCCTTGCCCTTTTCAGTGTCAGCCATAGCCTGAATAGCTAATTTAGTGGTATACTCTTGTCCAGCACCAGCGGCGGCACCTGTGAGGCCACGCACAGCCATAGAGCCCTGTTTCCAGCCCGGAATAGCAATCCCTACAATGTTACCTAAGGCATCCACACCACCGGCTTTGAGAGCTTGTTCAGTAGTTTCCCCTGACTGCAGCATTGTATCTACCGTAGTCGCTGGACTGAGGCCAGCACCGACAACCTGCATAGGCAGGGTTGCAAGAGCACCTGCAAGCTTCTGTCCTGTGGAGAATTCTGCTCCCTCTGGGTTGGACCATTGTTGGCGCTGTTTATTACGTTTGGCCAGTTCATCAGCAATTCTAATGGCTTCCTTGTCATCTCCAAACAAAGCAGCTCCGCTACCAGCTAGGGTAGACAAAGCTGTATCAGCCATGCTACCTACACCAGCAAAGGCAGATTTAAGAGCACCGCTGTAAGTCCCTTCAGGAGCTTTAGAGGGTTCCCCAAATAGCCCTAACGGATCAGCATTCGTTTCTTCTTCTCCAAAAAGGCCTAGGGGATCATTCATTGTAAATCAACTCCAAATTTCTGTTTATATGCTTGCTTAATTTTATCAGCAGGAACACCTGGATACATCTTAGAAACTTCAGCAAGTGAGTGGGAAGGTTTAGCAGCAGGGGTGGTACTAGAGCCCAAAGCAGGAGGAAGATTCCTAGTTGGGAGACCTGTCTGTGCACCAAGATTTAGTTTACCCTCAGCCTGTGCATTTTTAAGTTGCATAGCCAGTTGTTCATACTGCCTTGCCATGGTAGAGAGACGTTCTACTTCCTTAGGATCAGGCTCAAACATAGCAGCACCATGTAAGGCTACAGCTGCTTTCTCTGCTGTCATTTTACCACTTCTTACTAACTCTTCAATAGAGGCAGTGCCTTTAGTTTTTGCAGCGGCCATGTTAGCGCGAGAATCTGTTCCATACCTAGAAGCAGCAGCACTAGAATCAGCTGAATATTTAGAAGCACGGCTTTGTTCTTTCTGACGGTCCATAGCAGCATCTGCAAGAGCCTTGGCTGCACGAGCAGCGCTGGAAAAATCTAGGATTTTACGAGCCTCTTGCATACGCTGTGGGTCACCACTTCGGATTTCTCCTTCAGCCCATTTATCAGCCATGTCGAGGTCTTGTTGTGTAGCTTTTAAGGCAAACTCACGCATCTTGTCATCTAGTTGTAAAGGCTCTGTGGCAGCGGAGATACGAGAAGTCACACCCGACAGTGTGTTAGCATGTTCTTGATTAACATTCCCTAAACGTCGTTGTTCAATTAGCTGTGGGTTTTGTTCAGCATCAAAAAGATTCTTAAGAGTTCCCTCTTGTGTTTTATTTTGAGCTTGCTGTACTTCTTGTTGTGCATATTGGCGAGCAAGGTCTTGGTTAGCAGCAGCTTGGGAATACACTGAAGGATCACCATAACCATAAGTAGCTTGCAAGTCAGCAAGTGTTGGAAGATTCATTGGCATTGTTTTTCCTTAAGAGAACAAACTAGATAGGCCTTCACCAGCCCATTTGTTAAAGCCACTGGATTCCCCAACCCCAATTAGTTTATTAAGCATCTGGGCTTTAGCAGCCTGTTGCGCTTGATTTGCTGCTAGGGCTTGATTGTTACCTGCATTTACAGCACCGCCCAGAGTAGTCATACTGTTGGCAACCTGTGGAGCCATTGCTGCAAGACGTGCTTGAAGCTCAACAGCGCGAGGACCATATTGACTATTACGTCCAGAAGCAGCATCCTTACGAGCTAGCTGTTGTGCAAGTTGTTGTGCGTAGGCACTGTTAGGGCTGTACATGTCTCTCAAACCAGCCATCTGAGATTGAATAGCTAGATTGGACTGGGAAGCATTTTGTTGCAGCTGCTTGGCTTGCTTCATCCCCTGATAACCCGCAAACAAGCCTCCCAGTCCTTGTAAAGCTCCTCCCATGTTAAAGCCCCCTTGAGAAGGGGAGGCTGGCGCAGGAGTTCCACCAGAAAGACCCGCAACCTTTCCCCCTGCCATACCGCCTAATACACCTCCGATAGGACCGCCAATTCCATAGCCAACTGCTTGACCTAGTGTTCCTAGCCCATACCCCAAAGCACTCTTGCCCAAAGAGGCCATTGGGTCAGTGCTAGTAGAAGCACGAACCCCTGCTTGGGCGAGAGCACCCAGTTTTCCAGGAATAGCATTAGCAGCAATTTGGGCTAGAGGCCTGTCTCTGGCTAAGTCTATTCCAATATTAGCCACTTTTCCAAAAGGAGTCATTCCTAGTAAACCCCTCATAGTTTTTCCAAAAGGACTGTCTACAAAATTGGACATTGTATAGTCTTGTGGCATAGAATAAGGTTCGGTAAGACCAAAGCGACTAGCATCAGGAGGTGTATAGCCAAACAAATCATTTAAGTTAAAGTCTGATCCCCCATAGTCCGCTTCATTGGCCCCCATAAAACCATAAGAACTTTCTGATGGAGACAGACCTATACCAGAGAAATCTAGGGAAGGAGCACTAGACAAACTATAGTCATAGTTACTGGATGCCCAATTATCCCCACTAGAATCTGCTCCATAATTACCGCCAGTATCTCCACCTACTCCCTCAGCGGCGCCACCTTCTGTATCCGAACCATAGCTCATAGAGCCTCCTTAAAATTGAAACCATTAAGCAGAGACCCAAATAGTCCCATTATAAAAAACTGGCACAACTACTGTGCCTCCGCCTGTTAAAGCCGTGTTATACACAGGTGCTAACGCATCTGTCACATAAGCTCGTCTTCCTATTGTTCCAGCAGGAAGGGTGGCTACTGTATACCCAGTTAAATACTTATTCTCCCATCTACCTGAAGAAGAAACATATTGTAATGTCTGTCCATCAGCCAGAGAAGAAATGTTTACGTCTCCCTCGAAATCCCCCAACCTGCCTCCAAAAGAAGGACGGATGAACATGCTTCCTACAGTTGAAGAAACATGAACAACAGCCGCCATAACTACTTTGGGATTGGGAGCTACTGGAATTGTTTTAGTGAGCTTACCAGCTACTGCGGGGTCTAGATATAACAACTGACCATCTACCCAAGCTTCTGCTCCCCCTGTGGTGTCTAGCCCACGTACAAGACCATATGTAGTGATATATCCCCAGCCATTTAAAGCAATGTTTTCTGTGGCAACTCCTATAACATACAAAGCAGTGGTAGGAGTAAGGCCCGTAGCAGGGGCACCTGTTAATGCACCAGAAGCTCCAATAGAGCCTGTAAACATCACCACCTGTCCTTCTGTTATAGCTGACGTAGCTTTAACACGAGTATATTGCTCTTCCCCTATTTGCTGTGTAGTCACTCCATTAGCCATAACCATGCTGAGGGTTTGATTCCCATCAGCAGAGTCATAGAACAGAGTACCAGCAGTTGTAGTGGGAACTCCTGTAGGTGTAGTATCAAAAGTTATGTAATTAACATCTGTGATAACACCGTTAGAAAGGTTTGTAACGTCTGTAGCTTCTGTAGCAGAGATGTGGTAGGCCCCAGTTCCTAGAATGCTCTGCAAAGAGCTATGAAGCCTTGTAGCAAGGTCTGCTAAATTAGACCCAGCAAAGTTAATCTGACTCCATGAAATAGCCCCAGCAGTTGTGATGAAATCATAAAGAGAGCGGTACCAATCCATCCATGCGAAACTTCCCGGCTCCGACTTTGTGGGAGGAGGAGGAGGTTTAATAGCCATTACTGCTGTCCTTTATTTATATCTACTTCCAGTCCCATAAACCTAATTAGATGTGGAGAGCTGTAGCGTAAACGAAATGCACGTCTTCGGAAGCTTCCTAGTTGTCCCATGACAGGAAAATCATAGTTGAATGTTAGGGTACGAGCTGTGCTCCATGTCGTGTAATCATCATCGGACCACTCAATAGAGATTGTGTTGTCTACCCCTGTGCTATCTGGTACATCCCCAATAATTGCGAGGCGGTGCATGAACTTCCTGTTAATTGTGTCGAAGTCTTGCTTCTCTGTGACAATCTCACAACGAAAAGCTGTTCCTGCATCTGTAAAAACATTCTCACTCATTGTGTAGATGTTTGTTCCACCTGAATGCAAGATGTAAGGCTTACCAGCAGGACCGTCAGCAGCAAAGGTTCCAACAAAGCCTGTAGCCCCAGTAGCTCCAGAAGTCCACTCACTCCACATTTGTGTATCAAGGCTATATACCAAGGTACGGGTAGACAGGCAGATAACATAGAGCTTCTGACTAGCCACTCTAATGGAAAAGGCTGTTGCATCCACAAGAGACGCTCCTTCTGTAAACAAAGCATTGCGTACAGCAGGAATGGAAATTTCTTTCTCTTTGAAGCCCTCACAGGACCAGACAGTAAAACCCCCGGAGGCTGTCTGCCCTACCATGAATACCTCTTTGTCTGTGGGTACTACAGTGCCAGGAGCAGCACAGCCATATTGCTGCACAGCAGAGGTGTGTCGTCCTAGGGGACTTCCAGTAGCTTCAGCAGCATCATAAAGAAATTCAATGCTGTTGGAACCAATGGCATAGATGTAGTTGTTGTTCTTAGACAGAGCTACAATTTTATCTGGATACATCTCAGCCGAGAAATATTCCCCCGCAGTCCACAAAAGAGGATCATTCAGATTACTATTGTGAACATCCTGTGTGTCTGCCTTAGCAAGAAAGATGTAGCCATCCAGGAAAATAGGAAAGGGCACATGGGGAGTGGGGAAGTCTACAGAAACAATTTCAGTAGAAGTCGTGGAGTCTGTAAACACATACCCCTTTGTACCATCCACTAGAACAAGAGTGGTAGCTGCTACATCAGAAACATGTTCAGCAAAACCAACAAGGCCTGTAGTAGTTGTCAGAGTTAGTACACTAACCCCATTAACATAAACCTTGTCTGCCACAACAGAGAACAAATAATGAACTCCGTTAAACAGCCAATTGTACAGCCCACGTGCTTCGCCTGTATTCACTGTGTAAGCAGTAGAGAGTCCAGGGCGGCTCTTAAGGACAAACTGCTTTCCTTCTGTAGAAGGGCTCCCCAACATCTCCACCATCATGTTAACAAGCCTTGCGTCCTTTTCAGGAGTGAGGCCACTACGTTGCTGTGGGTTAGTGGCAAAACCTATCCGTTTAGTGGAGTAGGTATTAAGAGTGGGGTTTTGTGTGTAGGCCATTAGTGTTTCCCTGCCCAATCAGGCATTAAATACAAAGAACCCTCTTCCGTCCCATAAGCAAGAGCTTGTTGATGGAAGAATTCAGCTTCTTTCATCATGGCTGCTCTGTCTTGAATTGGTACACCATATTCAGGAGCAAGCCGCCAAGCCAGTCCATAAATCAAAGCTTCTGTCCAATAGGGAGGGAAGTCAAAATCATCGGTAGCCGTGTTCATGTCCTCAAAGGGACGCTGATAAACCAGTGTGATAATGGTTGTAGAATCGTCTGGAATAGGCCAGAGATTTACCACACCATAGGTAGACAGGGGCTGATAATACAGATTGATTGGTACCCCTGACGAGATGGTCAAAGGAAGTAGATTAAAGTTGTAATTGGTGTAAACATTCATAGGAACATTCACACTGTTTGTTTGGTTGCGGTAGGCCTGTAACACCTTCAAGGGCATTGGTGTGTTTAGAGTTTGGCTATTACCAATGTTGTACACAGAGGTGCCAGAAACCACCGTGAAGGTGTATTTCTTAATAGCCCAAACTGGCATACCATCTGCCTGAAACCCTTTAACCATAGCATTAAGAGTTTCAGCAGCATTAGTAATTTCGTAGGTAGCAGGGGAGCTACCACCCGACAAAACAGCCAGTTTACGAAGAGCCCCATTAATAACCTCATCCCGCTGTAGGGACCAAACTGTTGTGCCGGATGTAGCCATATTTATTTCCTGTTAAAATTTGCAACGATGCGTGAGCCAAATAGAAAGCCGAAAGCAATGTTTGCTGCTTCTAGAGCAATGGCCTGCACCTCTGGTGTTACTTGTAAGAAGAGAGTACTCAGGCCTGTAGCAATGACGCTGAGAGCCCCCAGATAGCGCGCAGAAGCCCTTAAATCCACAACCCACTGGCTAGGTAGCCCAATAGGTGTATCGAGTATTGCAAGGGCTTTAATCTTCTCTATCTCATTACCATCTAGTTTGATTTGCTCGTCCACAGAAGTAGCACGAACACCACCAAACCACCTAGCTGCTGCTTGTTTAAGACCCTCTACTCCAACAGGAAGGAGGGCACCTATAATGCTTTCAAGTAACATAAAATTCCTAAAGTTGTGTTATTATGACTACTGGTGACATGGACACGTTATTTGATCAGTCCAGATACCAGAACCAGTCGGCCCGCTGCCCCTTAGTAGAAACTAGTGGAAAGTGAGCTGCGTTTAAAGAGACTTTGAAGCGTTGGATTGCCATTGGCGTGGCTATTGTTGCGGCGGCGGTGCTTGTGGGTTCGGGCATTTTTAAATTCCACCTGTTGTCGGTATCTCTGTCGGAAATCTCCATGTGGTCAAGTCCCACCATGAGATATTTGGATATACTGCTCTGTTTGGATAGACTGAAAAGTTACCTGCGCCATCCGTGCTAACAGTTACAGGAACGTATTTATTTGCAACTCCATCAAATGCTTGCATAGAAGAAAAAAACACTAAACTGTCAGGACACATTCCGGCAGGAACTGTCATAAAAATATCATTTGTTGAAGCTGCTGATGATATGCGTCCATACCCTTGCGTTACACCACTTTTAACAACTAGGCCAGTAGCCTGTCCGAATGAACTTGCCCAGCCATTAACCAATGCCGGGACTACATCGTTTACTTTTAAAGTGCCAACGTACTGACCAACGGTGCTTGACGACTGAACATTGATGACGGATTTTGAATCAACAACACCGCCTGCATTTGCCGCGTTGATTGTTCCAAACGTAAACTTTGTTAATGCCGATCCAATACTAACGGCTCCAGACGTAAAATCTATAATTCTGGCCGTGCCAATCACTACATCGTTGGGATGTGTGCCGGGCACGTTTGCGGTTGTTGAAATTCCGACGCCAACACCGTTTTTAAGTGTCAAGGTGTTTGCCGCCAGGCCATACACAGGCCCCCTGACGTCAAGCCCGTTTGAACCATTCAGCGTCGTGATGTTCCCCAATACAACACCAGTAGCCGGGAATGTGGATGCAGCGTTTACTAAAACATTCGTCCCAGTGAGCGGATTTGTTGACGAATTAAAGACAGTAATATTATTTACTGTTACTTGGCTTAACTCTGCGGTCTCTGATTCCACTCTTACTGCGGCATATCCCCTGGATGTCAGATTGTATGAAATAATGTCGGAGACATTAACCCTTGCAACAGGCCCATAATCATTCGATTTGATGTACACATTACTGTTATCGCACTCAATGCCAACCAGTTTTCCGCACTGAAAATCAGAGACTTTCAATACAACACCAAACCATCCACCAATCCCGACAATGTTATCGGCTGATCCGTATTGAAGAGATTCGAGCAGCACCGCATGGAATGCTGCCTGCACGTCGGTGTAATCACCCAAGCGAATCATTCCGACAATGTTTTTAAAGTGGTTATTTTTGTTAAGCACTCCTAGCTGTGCTGCATTGTGTGCAACAAAGGCGTTATTGCCAGCACCTGCTGTGTATGTGTTGGTGTAAGTAATTCCGCAGTCAACACCAAAGTTTTCACATCGCACATGGTTGCCGTCTACCATGAGCGACCCAAGCAGAATTGATCCCCCGGTCAGTGCTGTAAATCCCGCGTTATAGCCTGGCATTTGCTGGCCCAAGATGACTATTTTTTCTCGTGTAATCCCCTTATCACCAATTCTGTATGATTTGCTTCCTAGCAAAATTGGCAGTCCCGAAGCTACAGCCAAATCCCATGCCGCTGAATCGCTTGTCACGCCGTCACCCACTGCCCCGTAGGACTCAAGTGAGCGTCCAAAAAAGTAATCAAAGCGCTGTAATTCGGCTTGTACAGTCGTAGCCACCGCCCCCGTGCCAGCAGGTGTGTATACCGCAGTGCCCTCATAGGTCGCATCATTAACATCATTCAGCCAAGCACTGTCAATTGTCGTTCCAGAAACAAAAGTTTTTGAGGTCATTATTTATCCACTTTCGTGTCCAATTTATTTTCAATTCGTTGTAAGAAGCCAAGAATCTCAGAACGAAACTCTTTGAAATCATCCTTACGTGTATAATTCTGTGCAACATAATCCTTAAGAGTAATCATGTCAATGCGTAGGTCTTTAACAGCAGCCCAAAGTTCACGAGCAAACCACCCTAGAACTCCTACCCCTGCTAGCAACATATAATTTAAGAATTCTAGAGTAGGCATAATCATGAAAGGAATTTAAGTTTATAAATGGTAGATAGGTATAAACCAACCACCTCGTCAATTATGTTCTGCAAAGGAGAGTCTGTCTTATCACAAATATCATACCGTCCTGCTTCAATATCCTTAAGTTGGTCTTCCAAGAAAGAAACAATATCAGCTGTCTTCTTAGCAGACTGCAAAGAGATGCTGCCTAGCAGACCATAACGGCCTTGATATGCTTCTGCAAAGGAGTCCGCTAGGACGACAATACCGTGGTAAAATGTATCAAGAGTCATGTGTTTAGCATAGCTCTTTGTGGACAGGTGTGTAACGTGTGCAAAGTCTCGTGCAAGGAACAACGTGCCTATTAGAATGTTCGGAGTCATTTAGTATACCAATAAAGGGTTTTCATCATTAGGGTTTGCTGTGGGGTCTGCTATGTCTGCACGAGCACAATCTGCTGTTCCTATGTCCGCCATTCCGAACCTCCCCCATACAGAGCAGATGTAGCCAAGGAAGGTGTCTTCTGCTGGATAGGGACGAGAGAAGGGAACTGAAATTTTCTCTTTCTGTACACGTAGGAAATCACTTTCATGACGAAGCTCATAATCTTCTTGACAGACGAGTAAACCATCCCACCGTTTCTTAAGGTCTAAAGCCTTAAACTTCCGGCCACAAGAATCACAAAGAGCGTTGTAATTCCCAAGAATCAGGTTATTCCGCATAGTGATTCCTTTTCTTTATGTTTTCTATGGCTGGTAAATGCTGTAGATTGGTTTCTACATGCAGGCCTGAGACATGTTTTCCTTTTAAAGGAACAATGTGGTCTACATGCCACCCTTTGGGACAAGTAAGATAAATTTGTTTGATCTTTTCTAGGTTTGCCCAAGGGGGAACTTGACCATGTTTACGCATTCTATATAGTTTGGCTCTATGTGCATCATAGGCTTTGTTATTAATTCTCCAAGTCCTAGTAGCTTGTAAAGCTTTCTCTGGATTAAGAACATAAGCTGCTTTCCTAATCTCAGCTGCCTGTTCGGGATGAGCCTTAAGCCACACCGTATTGGAGGCATTTCTACAAGATTTGCACTGTCGCCTGGGACGACCATCAGAATGTAGATAGAATAGAGAGATTTCTTTGTCCTCTCCACATTTAGTACATATCATAATGCGTTCCAGTTGCCGGGAATTAAATGATTTCTCATATTAAATTCCTGCTTGTTGTTTGGCTTCTAGTTCATAAGGACTGTTGTCATAGCCATAGATTAACAAATACCAAAACACTTTAATAGTCCACATGAAAGCTCCGTCTCTTTCTATTTGCCTAAGGTGGACTTGCTCATGTTCCCATAAAGCTAAATTGTTTTGCTTCTCAGGAAGACAATACACAACTTTCCATGGCGTTGTTACAGCCCATGCTCCTGACAGCTTTAAGAATAGTAGTATTATTCCTGTGGCGGGTTGCATGTCTGTAGTCCCAAACGTGTCATAGCAGCCAAAGGTTCCTGATCACTCACATCCACCATGCTCATGATCTGCATGATTTGCTCAACAGGCGGCGACACAGCACCAGAGGCTTCAGCCAGTGCCACGAATGCTGCCGGGTCATACGGATCAGTTGACCAGACACCTTCTACATCGTGGCTGAATGGCATGATCTTAGCGAAGTCATCACCAATGAGGCCAGTCGAAATCCAGTGAGTAGCAGGCTCTGCGCCAGTAGGAGATAAGCCTGTTGTCCACATACCAGAGGCGGCAGGGCCGAATGAGTCGGCTAGAGCGCGGACTGTCGGGGCTATGGTGGCGGGGACGATCATGCAGCGGTGGACATTCATGCCCAATCTCCCCAATCAAGAGCATCTGCTTTACCTAGAAGCACCCGCAAAGCAGCTTTAATACGTAGCATCAAGAAAGTATTTTCCGCAGATTTCAAACGAATTGGGTGCCATGTTTTTCCATCCGAAGAACCTTGTACCTCTTTGGAAGATGTTATTAAGTCTTGTATCTTCATTTAGTATGCTCCCCTTGCAAATTCGCCGTGATATTGCATTGCTGCAACTTGGTAAGCCGCGCCTGCCAATTCAGCAGTAGCGTGATACTTGAGGCTTATGAACTTGCCACCCGCTTTAATCCTCGCGTGCCATTTGTTAATCCGCTTGTTCAAGTACACACCTTTAAACCCACTTGTGTTATTGCATTGTGTTTCCCGGTTCATGTTATTTTGTGAACGGGTCGCCTCACGAAGGTTTGACGGATCATTGTTGCTCGGATTCCCGTCAACGTGATCTACCTCATTTGGATAGAACCCATTAACCATTGCGAAAATGATACGGTGTGCTAGATACAAAGTTCCACCAAACCCAATGAGGACATACCCGTCACGTCTTGTTTTTCCCGCAGGTTTCCCAATAACAACCTTTTTTGCGACCTTTTTCTTCCAATAGAGAACGCCATCTACCAGAGAAAACACCTCATTGACTGTCTCAATAGGCATATTTGGCTTAGTACGCATTTGTTTTCCCATTTACGTAATTCTCGGCAGAAACAATCTGCGCATCAGTGCTTTGTGCGCCACGAATGATCAGGCTGTAGAGGTGACCGTTGAATGGTAGGGTTGTGCCCCCGCGTGAGCCGATGTAGAGGGGATAGTTGCCGTAGTTTCCGGTGCCTTGCGGAGTAGCTACAACTGTTTGTACACCACTAACCCTTAGAACGCTTACCTGGGCCGATATGCTTGAGTACGCCGTTAATACTTTCGTTACAGCTCCTGCAATTGCTGCTGATGTATTTTCTATTACTGTTGTTCCACCAGAACTGTATGAGAAAGCCCCGCTAGTGACTCTAGGGGCAAACAGTGCAAACACCCCAACATTTACAGCAGCAGATGCACTTAACTCAGCACACACCGCTGTCGCAGCATCACTCAGCTTCCGCACCCCCGCCACCACCGTCATCTTATCCGTAGCTGTGAAATCAATGCTGGCTGTGGCAAGTGCGTCATCGACGCCGTCGAATTTGAGGTAGGGCTTGAAGCCTACGGTGTCATAGTCTGTTGCGGTGTTGACGCGCTGGTATCTGGTGGCAGTGGAGCCGGTTCCTAGTTGTGCATCAGTAACAAACAGTGTTCCAGTTACAGTCTCGTCCCTGTGCACATAGACACCGACAGAAACGCAACCGGCAGGCGTTGTAAATGGGATTGTAATGGTTGTGTAGGTATCAGCATTGATTAAATTATAGTATGAAGTTGCCGGTGCTATTTCTGACGAGCCTGTAAGGTTATAGACACTATACTTAGCCTGAGTACAAGTTCCGCGTCTGGCCTTAAACGTAAAAACATAGTTTGTTAGCGGCAATACCGTAACTGCCTGTCTAATATACCCAACCCCCAAAATAGTTAGCTCATTTGCTGTTGCTGTGGTTGCACCCTTCAACCACACAGCATCACTAAAATCCTCAGTCTTCGTCAGCAGATTCACCCTTGCACTCAGCACAGGCCGCTTGGTAGAAGTTGCTTGAGTGGCATGGTTGCCGGGGAGTTCTTTGACGGAGATGTTGTCTATTTCAAAATATGACCCAGAATCTTGCACTACTGACCACATTACGTATTGCGTAACCTGTTGTGCAGTAAAGACAAAGGAGTCAGTTCTGCTATTGGCTGCGCTAGGGCTTGATGCAATCGTTGAAAATCCTGCACCGTTACCTATAGCGAGATTTGCACCCCTGCCACTGGTATTTGTTACCAAAGTCCCTGTTACTCTGTAAGTCTTACCGATAACGCAAGTTACTGCTGAAAAAGCTCGACAGCTCTGAGCGGTGTCCGTGGACGTAATTCTCAACGCTGCGTTGACAATCGACAGTGTACCAGCAGTTGTGCCCCACCCACTTAACCCATTACTGAAATCACCGTTAGTCACCAACTCAGGTCCCAGCACCAACCCCTTACTCTTATCCAGCATCAACCCCACTGGCTGCTCAACCGCTGTCACAGGCGTAGTGCCTACGCTGTCTTGGAACATGGTGCTGAAGTCGCTGGGGTCATACCAGACGCCTTGTTCTCCATTAATAAATAAAGAGGGAGGAGCCCCATAGGGGTCCAAAACAACCCCAGTGCTGAAGCTAGTGGAGGGGTTTGTAACAACCCCATATTTAGTAATAAAAGGAGGAGTTGTAGCAGGCCAGCTACCATAGCTAGTGTCTACAGAAGTAGTCATCTTAAACTCCCATGAAAACTTCGACAGTGGCTCCTGTACCACTAATAGCAGTTACACTAGCACGCATATATTTCCATGGAGCAATGGTTGTCAGGCCGTCAGTTGCCGTAGAGGTGCCTGACAGAGTAATTGTACCAACTGTAATCCAGTTGGATTTTGTTCCCAGCCATGTGGCCTCTTCATTAGAAGCTTGAATTAGAACAGTTGCTGTAACAGCACCAGTTCCTGTGACAATGCCTTGAAAAGAGGCATAGGGAGAATCTTTATAAATAGGGGTGCCATTTGTAGGCACAGCGGTTGTGATACCAGCAGCGGGAGTAAGATTGAAAACTCGACCGCTCTTAACCCAAACATTCATAGACATAATTTTTCCTTTTACCAAGTACGGAGTATAACCGAGAAAGAGAGAGAGGAAGGCAGAGACGCCTTCCTCAGGAGCTTTTAAAAGCGACCTATCGAACGTAATAAATAGACAAGTACATCTCACCTGAAGTGGGTGTACCCGTAGTAGCCAAACCAGCGGCCCAGACTTGAATGTCTGAACCAAGAGGAATGCTGTAGTTTTGCATAATACCGATAATAGGTGTAAGTGTAGAACTCACCCCAGCAGCACCAAAGGCAGCAGAGTTTGCAGCCATGAGCTGTGCACCACCAGAAGCGGTACCCAGTGCTAAAGTGGCAGCAGAAACAGAGCCCCCAGCAAGCTGAGTTTTAACCCACAAGTCCATACGCAGAATAGAAGCATCTGCGGGAAGAACAGCGACCAAAGTGTTTGTAGCCGTAGTTACAGTGAAATTGGCAGCAGAGAGCTTAACAACCTTTACAACAACATCTTTAATATTGCTTGTAGCAGTGGGAGCATTAACAGCCGGGTCGCCTAGAGCAACCTGACCAGCGACGAATTGAATTGCCATGTTTTATTCCTTAAGAGGTTTACCAATTTTTAAATCAATCTTAGCTTGCTTAAGAGCAAGATAAAGCATGAGTTGAGTGGCATAATCTGTTTCAGTCATTTGTCTCCAATGTTTCTTGGTAGTCTCTTGAAACTGTACAGCTAAATCTGCCTGTGTCGTCTTTACTTTCATATAAGGTAACACCTCTTTTAAAAAGAAGGCTGCCCTACGTCCATTTAGTTGCCACTTCATTGTATCACTACAATTCTCTCTCTTATCCCTACGAACAGCAAACTCAGCCCCATCAGGCCAAAGTCGTTTTAATTCCGTAGTCATGTAAGGGTCAGTGCTTTGAACTGAGACACGTAAGATATAATTAGTATCTCGCTCTCTATCCTTTCTCTTCTGAGCCATTACGAATATACTGCCTTCACCATCGATGATTCCAGCAGTCCATGCTTTATCTGTTTCTAACATATAGTTCCTTACTTCAAATTCAGGGATTGATTAGTTTGGTTGGTTAGGCTCCCGCGGAACCGTAAATTCCTCTAGGATCGGTCCAGCCAAAGGAATAACGAGCGGTGGCCTTGAACTTAGCGTTCTCAGTGTCCCAGTCGTTATCCATGTCAAACTGATCAGCACGACGTTCAAAATACTTCATGCCATGTTGGACATTAGTACGAATGAACCAAGCATCAGTATCAGTGAGGTAGTGGTTGGTAACAATCTTTGGAATGCTTCCCAGAGTTTTGATGGCATTCAAATCGTTGTTGTCAGTGCCAACACGACCATCAGTACCAAGAATACGCTTTGCTTCAAAGATCAGCTGACGAGGGATGATGAGCGATTCAGGACGAACAGCAATCAGCAAACCAGCATCATTGGTGAAACCAGCAATATCAATACATGCCTGCTCCAGAGCTGCTTCAGACAAGTCAGAGGCGGTGGAGATGGTGTTTGACCACGTACCGCCCTTGAGGTTGACGTGAGAAGCAGAAACCATAACCACGCCGTCACCACCAGTGTAGCCAGCTGTGAAAGCACGGTTATACACGTTAGCAGCAATAACTTCTTTAGTCTGACGCATAGAGAAAGCCAAGCCTTGAGCTTTGCGCTGACCCACCACATCATACTGGTCGTCTTCCATCATCTCACGGGTAATCACAAAGCCGAGAGCAAACACGGCATGTTGATAACGTGTGATGAAAGCTTGACGCTCACTGTCATATGAAATTGCAGAACCTTCGGGCTTGTTTACGGCAAGACCAAAAGAGCTGATACCCACGTCCTCTTCAAACGCTTTGCTGGAGGTATGTTTGTCGAAAAGCTTGTCATACTCGGTTTCATATTCTGCGTACGACTTCCCGTACCAAGCATTGACACCGGGCCACAAGGCCTTGGCAAAAGAGCCACTATTGATAATAGACATATCAGTCTTCCTTTCTTAAAAATTAGACGCCGGTCGTACCGAGCGAACCATACAACGAACTATTCAGCGTAACATAGTAGCTGAAATAAGTGTCGCCGGGGACGTTATCAGGACGAGACGGGAAACCAACAATCTTGAGAGGAAGAGTGGAGGTCGTTGCCAAGCCAGTAGAGTCCAGCTGCATGCCCGACGAACCAGAGGTTGTCGAACCAGCAGTCGTAGTAAACTGACCATTGAGGCCCACATTGGCTGTAATAGTAGCAGCGGCCACCGAAGTACCTGCATACTGAACTTCATACACCAATTGAGGATCATCAGCAACAAGCACATAACGGTCCGTAGATGCCCGACGATACACAGGAGTGTTCAGATCGGAGACAGCAGGAACATTAGTAACTTCATTACCAACACCAGAAAACAAAATACCCACAACCACACCAACAGGGATGTCCGTTGCGCCACAGCGGGTAACCGTAGGAGCGCCGGAAGCTGCACGAGCATCACCAGCAATCTTTACAGCATCACCAACCATAACCACAGTGGAATCACCAGAGGCCATAAAATACAAATTGGCTTTGCCCGAATAGGGCGCACCAGAAATAGTTTTAACAGGACGGAACCCGTTAATACGCGAAACACTTGCCATTAGTTATTCTCCAAATAAGCAAAGAAATAATTTCCTAATGGCACAAATTGGATTAACTACGAGTAATTTCGAGTTTACCATAAGTACCATCAAGAGCTTTAGCTTTGGTGGAGTTTTCAAGTTCGTCAACACGAAGCTGTTTGGCTGCTTGATCCTCTTCGTACCATTCTTTTTTGATACGAACAACAAACGCCTTTTGGCCCTGTCCAACAGAAACTTGGCTAAGAGAGCCTTCCGAAGAAGACTTATTAACCTTTTTATCCCCCACCTTCACGGAATCATCTTTCACCAGCTCATAGCCAGCTTCCATGAATTCCTGCACCCTGTCTCCAGAGTCGTTAATAATCCGATACACGTAGTTGGGGTCTTTCCCAGCCACTGTCAACACGTTACGGGTACCAATAGGGGTACGTTTAACGCGGCTCTCTGGAGCTTTTGCGATTGCTTCTTTAATGTCACTCATAATTACTCTCCTCTAACGGATTTTAAATCTTTAATGTAATCGGCCTCAGTCATTACACCGGACCGTACAAAACGTTGCATCACTCGACGCTCATCATCGGAAAGAACAAACGAACCGCCTGTCTTGCCACCTTTGTTAGAACTACCCTCTACAGCACCCGGCTTGTCTCTATTGACGTTGCGGAACTTGTTGGGGAATACGTCTTTTACCTGTTTCTCAATCTCTTTGAGAACATTGTCGGGTTTCATGCCAGCAGCCGCTAAGTTTCGGCCAATGCCATCTGCCCATGTTTTCATATTGGTATCACTTTCATACCATTTATTTCGAGCTGTCCAGCTTACAAACTCTGGTGCTGGTTCAGGGGAACTAGAATATTCCTCTTGCACATTGGTTTGTTTAAGCTTGGTTTGTTCATCTCGAACCAGATCAATCTGGTCATCAATGCGCACAACTGTAGCAGCATCGCCTTCTTCCAAAGCTGTACGCTTTTGGTCTTTAAGGCTTTGCAAGGCACGGGCATATTCTGTTTCTCGTACAGAATTGTGATGACGTTTCATGTCATCCAAAGCACGTTTCAGTTCTTTAATGTTGCGATTTTGATCGTCAATTTTATGGAAGAGTTCTCCCCTATCGAGGAACTCCTTAGCGGGACGCCATTGACTTTTATCACCTTCCCACTCATCTTCTGGAACCCATCCAGAATCCATTGCCCGTTGTTCTATTTCCGTGGGCTCATGTTTTGCATCTTCTGCGGGGGCCTGAATATCCAGACCCGGTTTGATTTCTTCAGCCATCTAAAGCTCCTTATTCTTCGTGAAACACACAAATGACATCCTCGTCATTGAGTGCGACAAACTCTTCTTGAGTAGCAGGATCGGTAATAAATTTACCGGAAAACCGTGCATATGCAATGCGATCTCCAACCGTAATGGGAGACTCAGTACCAAAGTCTCGAAAGGCCGTGGAACCAATGGAAATAACAGTTCCCGTATCTACACCAGCTTGGGCGCGTTTACGATCTTCTGTTTCTGCAAGTTGCAATCCTAGAGTACGCAATCGAATATAATCGACAGAGGTTTCCTCTAGGAGGTCCTGCTTAATGAGGATTCGGTGTAGAACAACCTTAATCATTCTGCTACCTCCTGTTCATCATACTCAATGTTAACCATATCCTTGTAGGCCTTGATTGCCCCGACATACTCACGGTCTTGAACGGGGTTCGCCCCTGCTTGATCGCTCAAGATTTCTTGTAGGTCAAAGATGCGTTGGTTTAGTTGACTGAAAACTACCTGTGTTACCGGGTGCCGCTTCCAGTCTGTGAAATCACTTCGATTCATTTCTTAATGGGTCCTTTAGTGGCTTGTTGTTTTTTAACGGCAGCCATTTCTTTAGCGTTGTTCATTTTCTGGTTGTGTGCACCTTGTTTCTGCACAATGCCTTGGATGAATTTGGCCTTGTCTTGCGCTGTCCGTATGTTTTCTGTATGTGTAGCAATAGCCAATTGCACACTAGCTAACATCTCTTTGTTCCTCATTTCCATATCAGCAGCTTGAGCTTTCATAGCTTGCTGGAACTGTTGGTCTCTTGCCGCGAGTTCGGATTTGAAGGCACTTTCTTGTTGTTTGATTTGACTTGCTTGTCCCATTGCTTGAATCTTTGCTTGGCTTTCGAGAAGCTTAGGATCAGGCTGTGGTTCAGGCATTTGTCCGGTTTGTGCAACATCTTGTCGCAGAAGTTCCTCGTAATTGGGTTGCTCTTGAGCTTCCAAAACACGGAGACCGACTTTAAGAGGGTCTAGGATGCCAAGAGGCAAGAGCTCCATAAGCCCCTGAGCCTTAAGCAGCTTCTCTGTTTGAGACACTGCTGTGGGATCAGCCCCCGGATAGATGTTATGGCTGGACATCTTAAAGTCATCAGGACCAACTTCCATATCCACAACATCCACATAAGTCTGTGGGTTAAGATAGAGTTCGTTGAGCCTAGCCAATTTCTTAAACTCTTCTGACAAACTACGGTAGATACGTTTGTAAACAGCAGTGAACACTTTCATCCCCTGCTCAACTGTGGCCATTGTCGTTGTGGCCGGGGTGTTCTGCCCTGGCATCTTACCTGTGAAGATTTCGGCAATGGAAGCGAGCTCTTTTCCGCTCGTGATCAGCGAGCCCATGAGCTGGAACAAGACATTAGAAGGTTCCTTACTAGGCATAGGAACAATTTGTTTCTTCAGGTCATCTCCTGTAGAATTAACTACTTTCCATTCTCCGGGCTGGAAGCGGGTCTCTCCCATTCTGAGGCGGAGTCCTTTTCCAAGGAAGCCAGATTGTAAGTTATTTAGGGTGCCTGCGTCAACAAGCTGATTGATTAGGGTGTTAACGCTCTCGTTAATAGGACCAAGCAAAACACCAAAGCCAATATCATAGAAACTCCCGTCAGGGTTCGGAATAAAACCGAATTTCGTATAGTATTGAATTGCGTCAATCTTTTTAATCTTACCCTCATCATCCAGTTTAATAGTAGTGTCATCAAACCTCGCAGCTATACGTAAGACTTTGTGGCTTTCTTTATGGAAAGTCACAATGTAAGGTTCTTTATACCCATCCTCATCTAAATCAAGGTAGGTGTGCTGCTCGATAATAGTATAGGGAGTTGTACTGTCTACTGAAGCAGGAAGGTTTTTAATATCCCCCACCGTGCCCTCAGGTTGAGGAGCACTGCCTAAATCAATATCAAGCCACATGCCTGTTTGCTGTCGCTCTTTAACCTTGCGTGGAGAAACCTCTAAAATCTCAGAAATTCGCTCAGAATCCCGTAGAGTTTTTGTCCAGTAGTTTACCACAAGATTCTTAGGCATGATGATGGAAGAGCAATTGCGCTCATTCAACCCATCCCAATAAGTCTTCTTGAACATAGTGCCCACAATAGGCAGCATGATGAGAAGCTTGTCCATCTCTTCTTCCCAGCCATCCATCTCTTGTAAGAGTTGGTAGGACATATAAGTAGAAACAGCTTCTGCTACCTTGCTTTTAGCGCCATCTGGGTCCTTACCAATCGCCTTAGCCTTAACCACCTTCCCATCAGAAGGGAGTAGGCTAGGATAAGCACGAGCAGCAAACTGGAGGGCAGCAGTAGACAGAATTGGATATTTAATATTAGAAGCTTTAGGCCACGGCCAAGTTTTTGGCTCCACTGCCTGACGAGCAAGTTTAGTCCACTCATCGACATTCTTTTCCCAATCCTTTCGAGACTCCAGATCAAGTTCAAACCCTTGAAAAGCTTCTGCCCCAATGTCTCGAAGTTGCTGACGACCCTTTTCATCCTTGTCTAGGTGATCTGCAATGTTAACACTCTCTAGCATTGCTGCTAAAGGCTTTTCTTCTTGTTCATCCATTTAATATCCTGTATGGGACGAGCGCCCTTGGTGTGTAAGTTCTGAGCCCTCAAGAGACTCGGCATATTCATCCTCTTCTGCTTCCTCTTTAGTAGGGGCTTCTAGAAGATTGTCCAGCATAAGTCCTAAATAAGCAAAAGCATCCACTTGGTCATCATGTTTTCCCCGTGGAAAAGACAGACATTCATTCTCAAAGATGGGGTACCAGTCCCCTTCCTTATCAAACTTAAGACCATGTGCTCGTGTTCGTGCCTGAATACTCCGGGCACGTGTTGTTTTATCTTTTCCGCCATGCTTCAAGAGCAAAAGACTGATGAAAGTGTTGGTCTTAATCATCTCTTCTCGTAAGAAGGGACCAATTGACTTGGAAACCTGCATGTCTTCTACACCAAATGCTACAGGATCATACAAACGCTGTAGGGCTAAGAAAGTATCGACAATCTCACGACCATCCATACGCTCTCTGATGACATTCTTGACATGTATAATCTTTTCTTCGTCTACTCCAGCTACAACAAACACTGAAAAGTCAGCTTTCTCTGTTTCAGAGATAGCCAAGTCAGCTGTGATGTAGTAATTAAGCCTTTTTTTCCTGTCTTCTTCGTTGATGTGCTGAAAGTCTCCTCGTTTAAAGAAGGAAACACTCTCATCAATGGGTTCATTGAGGTATTCTTGACTGTAAATATCTGTAGTGCCATCTTTAACAGCATCCTCATACAGCATTTTAAAGTCTTCTTTGCTCTTTTTAGAAGGCCAGAGGAGCTTAGAGAAGTCAGAATTGTGTGCACGGTATTTAACCGCTTTCCACATCATCTTTCTTTTGGAGTATTGCTTAAGGTCTTCAAGGACAGTTTGCTTGTCTGAGGGATTGGGCATTAAACGCTCTAGAAGGCTGTCAGCGTGCAATATGGTACCCACCATCCGGACAATGCCAGAATCGCTCCTACAGGGCAGTAGGGCTCCTTTAAACCACCTTCGCATCTTCTCCCTACGTTCTTTGTTCATGACAAGCTCGTCATTCTCAAAGTCGTCAATCATAATGATGTCCGGGCGAGAGCCATTCCAAATCAATCCACGAAGCTTCTGTTCCGCTCCCTTGGCAATTATTCGGAACCTATGTCCCCCCGTACACTCAACTATTATGTCCGTTTCAGTGTCTTTAATAAACTGAACGAGCCCTTTTTCATTTCGTTTAATTCCAAACAAGTCAATCAGCTCTTGGTTGTCCTGAAGCTCTTGTTTGAATGTTCCTAAGAACAGAGCTGCCTGTGCTTCCGTGTCGGAGACAAGCAGCATAAATTTTCTTTCCTTGAATAACAAGGTTGCTAGGCCGTAGCCTAATGTCACTGCCGTAGATTTAGCGTGCATTGTGTTGCAGGTAATTCGTTTTTAATTACCTTCTGCATGTTACCATGCAGAGCAGACTATATCTTCATTAACTAAGTGAATTAATTTCCATGATTTTATCTGCAAGGTCTTTTCGGATACCTTGAGTTTCTTCTGAAACTCTCTGCCCCGTAAGACCAATAGTAGATTCAAAATCTAGAGCCAAAGAAGCCACATCGTTTTTATGAACTAAGTAGGGCATCATACAACGTAGAGCATGTGCTGCCTGCTTGGTAGAAAGGGTCCAAACATACTGTTTCTTCCTGTTACCAATAGCTTCTTGCTTCACTCTAACATTGCCCCCAAAGATTTTCTGTAGTTTCAGAAGAGGTTCAAGTTTAACCTGACCCACTCCAATTCTCAGATAATATCCAAGGTACTTATCCCCACCTCTAGATTGGATTTTAACCCAACCCTCTCCATCAAAAAATCCAGCAGCCCACGCAAATTCATGCGATATTGACATAATAATTCCTATTTAAGTTAAGATTCCCGTTTCGAGTCCACTAGGACCCTACGCCTTTCGGCTAGTCGTTACACCTTCCTCAACAATGAGGCTTGGCTCGGTATTGTCCCAAAGGAGGTTCACCGAATTAGAGAATTTTTAGAGGGGCCACGCATCGTATTTATATCGCGCCCGATTGGTAGTTAACCCCTCGGCGCTGCCATTGCTACAAACCTGTCAGGCCCGCAGCAGAGTTCCCACAATTCCTTATGGAAAGGAGGAGAAGCAGCACGTCCATCAAAACGTGAGGACAAAACAGAACCCACGAAGCCTTCGACAACTTCTGCGGTGAGCATTACTTTCGCTTGCTTTCCCGACGACTGGTTTGGCTTTTCATGGAGCCATCCTTGTTACGGGAGAAGCTCTTGTTCGTGCTCTCAGAAACCACACGGCTATTGGCCTTGGTGTTGGCCCCACCTTTAGATAGTGGTTTAATATGGTCAATATTGGTACCATCCCCAATGTGTGTAGTACCAGCAGCATTAGAGGCACGACGAAGAGTTGTCCTCTCGCTACGGGCTTTGATTTGTTCTGGGCGACTAGCATACTTCTCGTATTCCGTCTTGTAATCCCTTTTCCCGTTCTTCATATACGGCATTTTAAATACTCCACTAGTTTGGTAAATTCTTCCAATGTTCCGTTCTTTTTGAGATCATTAGCTCTCCAAGAAATTACTTGAACATTTCCTTTCACATAACCACGACTGCTATCTATCCTGTCTAAAGAAGGATTGTTCGGGTTAGTCCCTTGCCCTTTATGTCCCTGTCTAATAAATAGAGGGATGCCAAAAACAGGACAGAGTTCTGGAATTTGAATGTCCTCTACATCCAGATTAAATTCCCATTCCATTTTCTTAGCACGGCTCCGGGCCATGTGGAGGAGATAAGCTGCTGGATTTTTAGTACGCCATTCGTAATTATAAACATCGTATTTTGTTCGACCCTCCGCTAGGCCTTCCTGTCGTCTACTAAACATGTAGTCACGTGCACATTTTTTGCACTGTGGTGCCTTGGTTTCAAGGGTCGTACCACACTTACATTTAAGTCGCATTTATTTCCTTAGGTTTCTAGTATTTGGCGGCCGGGGATGGATTCGAACCACCAACATGAGCGTTTGGAGTGCCCTGTTCTGCCCTTGGAACTACCCGGCCTTATTTAGCTTCAACATCAGAGATGTCTTCAACAACCTCTAAGGTTTCTTTATGTTCTATTTTATCTGTCACAAAAGCAGCAAATTTCTCTGCAAGCTTTAACAGCTTGTCATCATTCTGCTCCCCTTGTGTAGAGGGCTGTGTGGCCTTTTCCAAAGCTTTCTGCCTGTCCATGAGGTCAGTAGAAACCTTGTGTGCATCACGAATACCCACCTGCTTACGAATCATGTGACCCGTCTTCTGGTCGTAAATCCAATCACCGTTGATAAGTCTGTCTTCGACAGCAGTGAGACTGGCATCAACAATCTTCTTTAAACGTCCAGACATCTGAATGTTCTCTTGAAGCTTAACATCCTCAACAAGGTTCTTCCACCATTCTGTCGTCTTCCACACGCGAAGGGTAACTTCTGGGATGGACAATAAACGACTGGTGAGTGCTAAATTTCCTAGCAATAGGTAGCTGGTTACCGCTTCCATCTTCTGCTTGTCGCTCCACTGGAAATTGCTTCCAGCAACAACAGAACGATTCTTTGGTTTTCTATCCCGACTACTCAGGGTGTCTGTTAAAGCCATTTGGCCTCCGAATAAAAGAGTTTACAAACTCAAACAATTTCTCCACAGAAAAGCTCTGCTTGGTAGGTTTGCCCTGTAGGGCTTGTGAACAAGAATTTAACTCCTGTTCTTCCTTCAC